TGATTTTGTAAATATTGCCGAACAAAACAAAGTTCCTTTAACTCAGGCAGAATTTGCAGACTTAGTGGCTAAAACAAATGCTGCTACCTCTAATGAAGAGCTTTCTCAAATACTTTCTGAGGCTGGGATATTTCACGACACTGCTAGTTTAGATGCCGAAACAGGTATGGATATGGGCGGCAGGTTAATGGATAGGATAACCATTACGGATTCGGCCTCTCAAGCAGCTTCTCAAGCGGCTTCACAAGCCAGCGCAGCTACAACTGCTACAGATTCTACTAGCACAGCTACAACTGCTACAGATTCTACTGCCGTAGTAAAAGATTCTGCTATTGCTACAGACTATACACTAGATTCTGGCGGCGGAGTTCAAGGTGCTAAAGCTGGTGATTGGATATACGATTCTAAAGATAAAGTTTTTAGGCAGGTTGGTGGTGTAGAGGTAATAAAACCTAAACCTGGGGATTACACTGGACAGATTTTAGATAGCTCTGAAGTTTCAAAAGTGTTTGAAAAATTTGAAGATACTTCAACAATTAACCCTGCTGCTGGTGGAGGCGGAACTTTATCTGGTTCTGCTGGGACAAAATGGGGAGCTATTTATTCTGTTTTAGGTGCTGCTGGCGTTCTTTCTGAAATGCAGAAAACTGGAAAAACTGTTTCAGATATAGCAAGTGAAACAGGAGAAACTGTAGCTAATATTAAAGATTCTCTTGGCATTGTTACTGTAGATGCTGGTGATGCTATTGGCCCTACTAAAACTACAGGTGATGGTCTTGGTGATGGCGTTGTTGATGGAAATGGCGAGATTACTGTAGATGCTGGCCCTGCTATTGGGCCTACGCCAACCCCTACGCCAACCCCTACGCCAACCCCTACGCCAACTACTACTTCACCGACAGGAGGGCAGCCAGGAGTTGGAGAAGAGCCAGGAACAGGAATAACTAAAACACCAAGGATAAATCGTCAGGGAATGTTAAATATTGTTAATAACACGACGATAACAGAGCAGATGTTTCCAGGGGAATTGTTTGAGGCAAAACTTAGGCAATTAGAAAACGTATTGCCTGCTGCTACACAGACAGCGCAGATAGCCCAGATGTTTGCGCCTAGTGGAATGTTGAGAGGATTGGTATGACATACTTAGATTTAATTAATAACGTCCTCCGCAGATTACGGGAGGATACAGTAGACACTGCTAATGCTACGGACTACTCCTCCTTGATTGGTGACTTAGTTAATGACGCTAAAAAAATAGTTGAGAACTCATTTGATTGGACTGCGCTTAGAGATTCTATAACTGTAAATACTGTAAGTGGGACGGATACCTATTCACTTACTGGTAGTGGTGATTTGGCTGTAGTTAAGGACGTAATGAACACTACGTCTAAAAGGTTTATGCACCTAAGAAGTAAGGAATACTTCAATAACGTGAACTACAACACTACACCCCAATCGGGTTCGCCTGATTACTATACATTTGTAGGGACGGATTCTAATAGGGATTTGGAAGTCCAAGTCTATCCAAAGCCTGAAGCTGTGTACGCTTTAAGGTTTGACGTTGTTAAACCCCAAGCTGATTTATCCAGTGATTCAGATAGTTTGTCAGTACCCACTAACCCTGTTATTCAATTAGCCTATGCTATGGCTCTTAGGGAAAGGGGTGAGACAGGTGGTCAGAGTGCTGCGGAACAATTTGCTGTGGCTTCTACTTCCTTATCTGACGCTATTGCATTTGACGCTAACAGATACCCGTCTGAGTTAACCTTTCAGGTACGATAATGGCCCAGAAACTACAAAGTATAACCATTACGGCTCCAGGCTTTGCGGGTATAAACACCCAAGATGCCCCGTTAGCTCAAGACCCTACCTTTGCGTCAGTTGCGGATAACTGCATTATTGACAAAGAGGGACGGGTTGCTGCGCGTAAAGGTTATTCTATGGTGTCTACCAATGGAGCTTCTGTATTAGGAAGTTCTGATGGAATAGAAGCCGTACACCAATTTAGGGATTCAGGTGGGAATGTAAAGGTATTCTCCGCTGGGAATAATCTAATATTTTCAGGGACTACTACTTTAGTTGACGAGACCCCAGCGTCTTACACCGTTTCAGATGACAACTGGAAGATAGTTAACTTCAACGATAAGGCGTATTTCTTCCAAAGGTCACAAGAACCCCTTGTATATTCTAATACCGCTGGTGCTGTTCAGAAGATGTCAGCACATTCTGGTTCTGCGGGTACACCTCCTCAAGGTAACGAAGTCTTAGCAGGCTTTGGTAGATTGTGGGTAGCTGACTTTGCTAGTGATAAGTCTACTATTTACTGGAGTGACCTATTAGATGGGACAGTTTGGACTGGAGGGTCTTCAGGTTCCATAGACGTATCTAAGGTATGGCCCAATGGATACGATGAGATTGTAGCCCTATCTGCTCACAATGGATTCCTAGTTATCTTTGGTAAGGACGCCATTCTTATTTACGAAGGTGCAGATTCTCCTTCTACCATGACCCTAGCGGACACCATATCTAATATAGGCTGCGTATCTAGGGATGCTGTGATTTCTACTGGTAAGGACTTAATCTTTTTAGACCGCTCAGGCGTAAGAAGTCTTGCAAGAACCATTCAGGAAAAATCCTCACCTATTGGGGATGTGTCTAAGAACGTCAACAATGACGTTAAGAATCTAGTAGCCAGTGAAACGGGTAATATCTCATTACATTATTCGCCTAAAGAGGCGTTTGTCCTTGTTAACTTTCCCGTCCTTCAGACGGTGTATGTCTTTGATACTAGGTTTCCTCTCCAAGATGGCTCGTACAGGGCTACCACTTGGTCTAGCATCGCGCCACTATGTTTCACTAATCTGGTGGATGACACTATTTATATTGGCAATGCAACTGGCATCGCTCAATATGATACTTATACAGACGGGTCAGGCTCCTATCAGCTAAGTTACTTCTCTCATCCCCTAGCATTTGGGGATAGCTCCGTACTTAAATTTTTAAAGAAAGTAAATTTAACTACCTTTGACGGGGCGGAGGCTACAGTCGTACTAAACTGGGCCTACGATTATTCAAACGCTTATAAGAAGCAGGCATACACGTTACCTGCTAATAACGCTGCCCAATATAATATTTCCGAATACAACACTGAAGCTGAGTATTCCTCTTCATTAAGCCTAATTAACAGACAGAAGGTAAACACTTCTGGTTCTGGTGCTGTCGTATCCGTAGGAGTTGAAACTACGGTAGATGGTAAGTCTATAGCTATTCAACAATTTAATATTCATGCACTACTTGGAAGGATTGTCTAATGACTGATTACACGAAGACAACTAACTTTGCCGCCAAGGATGCCCTGGTGTCAGGCAATCCTGCTAAAGTGGTGAAGGGAACTGAAGTGAACACCGAATTTGATAACATAGCAACTGCGGTAGCTACTAAGGCTAATCTAGCTGGCCCGACATTTACGGGTACTACGACTGCTGCGAACCTCACAGTGTCAGGAACATTTACTGGCACTATTGATGGAGGGACTTACTAATGGCTTTAGAAGATTTTCAAAATATGTTGGGTAGCTTTCTTGGTAGTCCTACCGCTGGGCTTATAGGAGCTATAGGTCAGGGTGTCTTAACCCAAAAAGGAATTGAGGATATAGGTCAAGCCCGTCAGGAAGCCAACATATTTTTTGGTGGTCAACCTGATTTACCTACTTATGCAGGCGGTTTGTTGGGTGAGATAGAAAGACAGTCTCAATTCAAACCTTTTACTGTTACGGGTACTAATGTATTTGGTCAGCCTGCGGCGGCTACTATCTCCCAAACGGGTACTGAGTTAGCCCTAAGTCCTGAAGAAGCACAGTTACAAAGGTCTTTGACTGGATTTGGTCAGGGTGCTTTTGACTTCCTGTCTGACCCTGCGGCTAGGGAAGCAGAACAAACCGCTTTAATTGGTATGCTAACTCAAGACCCAGCAGCAAGAGCCGCTAGGGAAGCTGATATATTTGGTAGACTAGAGGCTGCACAAGCCCCTGAACGGGAAAGAGCCAGACTTCAGCTAGAAGAAAGACTCTTTGGTCAGGGTAGGGGTGGTGTCCGAACCTCTATGTTTGGCGGCACTCCTGAACAACTAGCTTTGAATAAAGCCATAGAAGAGCAACGGGCTAGGTCTGCTGTATCTGCTATGGAGCAGGCTCGTGCTGAACAAGCTCTACAATCTCAGCAGACTCTACAAGGTCTACAAGAGTTTAGAGGCCGTATGGGTCTGTTAGGTCAGATGGGATTACAAGCTATCCCAACTGCTTACACACCACAGCAAGAACTCTTGAGAACGCTTACACCTCAGTTAGAAGCTGCGCGTCTAGCCTCTTCACTACAAGCTACTGGCTTGGGTCTGGGTGCTGGTGTTGCTGAATCTGCTATAGAATCCCAACTGGGATTTGAGGCTCTTAGAAACGCCTTAAGGCAGCAGCAGTATCAAGGTCTGTTTGACTTGTTGAGGGGTGAGCAGCAAAGACAAAGCGGGCAAACAACTGATAGTGCAGTAATTGGCATAAATCCTCAAACAGGACAGTTTGAGTTAGGCGGGGCTTTGGGCGATATTGGTGACGTGCTTGCGGCATCAAGGGCTGTCTTTGGGCAATAGGAGTAATTATGGCTATTAACATACAATCTTTATTTAGCGACATTATTGAGACTCCTGCTCAACGTCAACAGCGTATGCTGACAGAGGGAATACTCAGGGGACGGGAGTTAACTGGCGGTCTTACAGGCTTGGCTAGGACTCAGGCTCCTCTAGTATCTGCTTTGGCTATGCAAATGCCCCAAAGACAAGAAGCAATGCGTAGGGGTGTTGGCGGAATGTTGGGCCTAGACCTTAGAACTGAGTCTGAGAAGCTGCAAGATATTCTTAGACAAGCTGATACCTCTGACCCGCAGGGGTTAAGAAACTTGGCAAGAGATATACGTCAAATAGCCCCTTCTCAAGCTATGACTCTCTTGCAGGCTGCTAATGAGCAAGAAAGAAAGAGAAGAGTTGAAGACATTGACTTAGAGACTAAAGAACTTGCCTTACAGGCCGCAAGAAACACCACAGCCTCAAATGCTGCAAGGTTATCTGCTGCTTCAAATATTGTCGCTCAGGCAGACTCTCAACTGGCTAAACTAATGCCTATTTTATATGCAGGAGACCCAGATGGCGCAGTTTCTTTTGCAGAAAAGTTTATTTCTCCAAGTGCAGAAGGGGCTACTCAAGCAAAAATAAATGAATACACAAGAATTTTAGTTGCTGGCGGTATGCCTGAGCAAGAAGCTAAAGATAAGGCAATAAAGGTTGCTAATGGAGAAATTCGTATTGAGCTTAATCCAGATAATCCTTCTTTAGCATTTTTAATTGATGACCTAGAAGGTAGGGTTGATAGGATAAATGTTGCCTCTAACCTTACAACACCTGAAGACGTTTCAGAAGATGGTGCTGGCGAGCCACTTAGCCCAGAAGAAGAAGGCATTTCTATTTTAGAGAGATTGCAAAATACTACTGGGCCATTTGCAATTGCTTCAGAGTTCCTTGGCAGAATTGGGGATGCAACCATAAGTGAAGATATGTTGGACGCACAAAGGACTGAAAACCAACAGTATTTAAGAATGATTGAAAGCGATATAGTTAGGAGCTTTTCTCTCAGCCCAAGATTTCCTGAAGGAGAACAAGAAAGAGTTAGGGAAAGAATAAATATCCGACCATCCTTGTTGGCTGGAAGAGGAACCGCTTTGGCGCGAATTACTGCTATTGACAGCTATATTGAAGAGGAGCAAAAAAATTCACAAGAATTTTTAGATAATCCAGAGTTTTCGGAAGAAGAAAAAGCCAAAGAAAGAGTATTTTTAAACTCAATGACAGAGTTTAGAAGAAAACTTCTTCCAAGGATTCCAGACGCAAGCACATTAACTATTGATGCTGTTAATAATCTGTCTAAATCAAGAGTTCTTAGTTTTATAAATCAATATACTGAAGAAGAGCTAGACAATCTTGACCCATCAATACGACAAGCAATGGAACAAAAATTAGGTGGTAACTAATGGCTAGTGGAAAAGAGTTAAAAGAATTAGCTTCTCAGTCTGACGCGCCTTCTACTGGCTTTTTGCCTGATGCTCTTTCAACTATAAGCAGAGGTGTTGCAAGCATGGTTTCTGGTGACGTAGAAACCAGAAGACAGATGCAATTAGACCAACTGTCACCAGGAGAAAGATTAAAGTACCTTGCTTCAACGGCTGAAATTAGCGCAGAAACGCCAATTGAGACCACTGGAACGGCATTTGGTACTGGTTTTGTTAATACAGTCCCTTTTGCTGTTGGTATTGGCGTTTTGTCTCAAATAGTACCGCAAGCAAGAGCAGCAAGTGGAGCAGGACGAATAGTTACTGGCTTGCAAAACGCAATAAGCAATTACGGAAGGGTTTTTAGGTCTAGGCCAGGAGCGACAATTGCTGGGGAAAGTTTTACTGGTGGAGTTGCAGGGGCTAGTGGTTTTACTTTAGAAAGGGCTTTCCCAGATTTGCCTGGAGCAAGGCTTATTGGAGAGCTTGGCGGCGGCTTGGCTGTTGGATACGTTCCTCAGGCTTTAAAACTTGCCCCTACGCTTAAAATTTTTAGCTCTTTAAAAGAAAGAATGGCTCCATCTGCTGCAAGACAAAGAGCGTCAGATATTTTAGCTGCTGGTGATAGGCAAGGAGCGTTAAGGGCTTTGCGGGAAGCTGAAGAGTTGTCTCCTGGCGCAGAAAT